TTACTCCAAAGAGTTTCTGATTTGAATCAGTTCTTGATAACTTTGATACCTTGTTTGATATACTAGCTTAAGTGTTTGTTTCTTTCCCAAATCATTTACATCAAAACCCTCTGGAAGAAATACTACCTTGACTTTTTTATAAGCTACTAATTTAAGTGCGAGATTAACAGCATAAGACCTGGCATCGGGGTCTAAAAGGATAATATATCTTTGGCACTGGGATTTAAGTAGTTCATTGACTTGGTACTGACTAATAGCTTTGCCCATTGTGGCAATTGCTCTATCCCCAATTGTGAGAGCATTAAGTGCCCCTTCGCAAATGAATACCGACCGATACATCTCCAACGCATCATGATTAAAGATGATAAATTGTTTTCCCAAACCGGTGATGTCTTTGTCTGGGTTATTATATCTGGGCCCTTTGCCGATAACATTTCGAGCATTGTAATACCTAAGTTGTCCTCGATAATAAAACGGGATGATAAGGTACCCATATGTTGAGCCGCTTGTTCCATAGCCGATACCGTATCTTGAAAACTTCTCGAGGCTAAATCCGCGTTTCTTGATATATCCTCGAATGCTTTTTGCAAGTTGGCTATCCCCGAGCGAAATGTTTCTAAATCCCTCAGGGAGATATACTGGCTTACTTTCGGCAAGTTCGATTTTCTCTTCCTTAAACTGTAGTTCATCAAATTGGCCATTGTTCAAAAAATTAATTAGTTCATGGTACTCAGTAAATCCTTCTATATCCATTATTAGTTGAGCAGGAGAAGGATGGGCATTACATCTAAAACAATTGGTTCTATACATAGAAAGGTTAACTCCCAACTTATGTTCTCTCCCACAATAGGGGCAAGTTGGTATACGCATCCAGCCATGCCTATAATCATAACCCCCTAATCGTTTAACGAAGTAAGTTCTTAGTCTAGATTTAAACTGGTTTGTTATTTTCATATCTTTTCTTCCCGCATATATTACAGTAATACTCTACATGACGTTTCTCATAATACTGGGCTTTCCTTCTCCCGCCTTTCTTAGAAAAAATTGCCCTACGAGGTCTCTGTTTAAACTCAGTCCAATGAACTGCTACCCATTCATGATAACCCAACTTACATCTAAATGTCTCCAGTAGTTCTTTCCCTTTTCTTAGAATCCGCATCCGGGTTAGTATTCTTTTTAAATTGTTCATCCAACTTACTACCATATACTTCATCATATTGTTTACGTTGTTCCCTTGTAAATTCCGTACATCTTTGCCTTTCGACATCGCATTTGAATAATGCTCTACCGGAAGGAAGACCATCCCTTTGTACTACTATCTCAGCTCGAAGAATATTATCTTTTTCTTCTTGCTCAGTAGAGTTAAGACCCATGATAACCTGGGCATTACGAACAATGGCAATTGAACCAGAGATATCATTCTCATCATACCGAGTAAGCCTATGCTTCTTACCTTCACGAGTAATGTGATGAGCAGTCCATATAATGTCTAAATGTAATTCCTCTGCCAGATTCTGAAGATCTACGTATACATTAGATATTCTTTCGAAATTTTCCCTATCCCCCGCTATTGATGCAAGTTTACCAGCGTAGTCAACCATAAGAACTTTAATATCGATTCCTTGATTACGAAGTTGAATTATCTTTTCCCTTATATAAGTGGTATTAGTAATCATTGCTGGTACACGCTCAACTACTAATTCAACTCCAAACCTTGCAAGTTTCCTTAAATGCTTTGCCTCAAGTTTATCATATTCACCCGAGTATAATTCCTTCTTGGTTTTATTAATACTGGATTGAATAAAACGGTCCATGATTTGTTCTTGGCCATTTTCTGTATCAATATATAATACTGACTTCTTCATTCTGAGATAACCTCTTGCAAGGTTTACCATAAAGAAGGTTTTCTTTGCCTTGGGTTTATCTAGTATCACATTAACAGAATGCTCTGGATAACCTCCTGCATTAGTTAGTTCATTCAACTGCCTAAATGGGCAAGGTATAACTGAAGGTTCTGATTGTCTTCTAAACTGTCTCTCGGTAATATCCCGAATCATATATAAAGGTTCATCTTCTTTCTTAGGTTTACTTTTCTGAAGTACCTTTTCAATCTTCCTCGAATACTCTTCGTATTGTTCGAAGTTATCCAAATCAAAGGAATCATTTAAGTTCTTCATCTCAACATAAGTAGAGAATTGATATATCCTTTCTTTAATATAATCCGAATCCGATAAAGGTATATGGTACAAATTACTTATTATCTTTTCTATATTAGGTATATCATCCTTCGTTACCAAATCAACGTATGTTTTGGATTCTAGCAATTCTTTTATTACTTGCTTTAGAATATTCTCTGAAGGCATCTTACCTTGCTTTTTAAAATACTTAGCAATGCCCTCGAATATAAGAGCATGCTCTATGAGAACCAGGTAATTGGATTTAATCCTCTTTAGGACTAAACCTCCCTCCTTATCCCTTAAAACAAACCGGAGTATCTCTAATTGAAAATCCGGACTGAACGAAAACTTAACTTGTTCTTTAAATTTCTTCATATCTATATTGCAATATTATATAAACTAATAGATTTTGATAGTACCGAGATAGTTCTAAGTATGTTGACATCTATCTAGAAACTACTAATCCACTACCTTAAGCTCCCGAATATTTAATATTATTATTTTATATAAGAAAAAATACTTATATTTGCATAACGAATATTTAAAAACATGGGAAAAAGTAAAGGAAATAACGGCTCAGAGCTTCATCGATTAAAACCTATGCAAGAATATGATGAAGCTACTTTCAACAGACTTTATAAAGTTTGTAAGCCAGTAATTAGAAACCTTACCAGACAGATTGATTATAAACGGTTTAATCTTACACCGGATATTATCCAATCTTATTTCTGGGATAAGATGTTATTTGTTTTCAACAAATACTATGGTGAATGTACTGAAGAACATCTTAAAGCAAGAATCCTTGCATCACTTAGTACATTCAAAAACAAATTGCTTCGTTCTGCATACGGAGAACAAGCAGAGTATAATCAAAGCCTCTTTAAACTTGATGACTTATTCGACAATGACAAAGAATTAGAGGATGATACCGAAGAAGAAAAAGCTAAATCAGAAATGCTTGATATGATGTATACATATATGAAGGATAAGCTTTCTCCAGATGCCTATCTTTTATTTGAGGTATTAATTACTCCTCCCCCTTTTATCAAGGAAAGGCTTGAAAATAGTACTCGAATAACTAATATAATGCTTATCGAATTTTTCGAAATGCCTAAGACTAATGAATCTATGAGATATATATCAGAACTTAGACAAGATATACAATATTGGGAAGACCGAGCTAAAGAAGAACTTAAGTATTAACACAAAAGAAAAGGGGCGTTTCCCAACGTCCCTCTCCCAATTAATTTTTACTACGCAAAACACGGATTGAAAACAAATGTTTACTCTTAAACAATACAAATAATACACATGAGTTTTAATACTACTAAATAACTAATAACAACTTTATGATGATATTTTTTGGATATATCGTAATGTAATAGTCGGTGGCAATTTTTCAATATCCAAAGTTTCTACCGAAGTTTCTTGTAAGAAAGATTCCCCTAATAGGTTCCAGCTTACTACGATAGCACCATCTTGAATACCCTTGGTAGGAGTTCCTCTACCGAAATCACCATTCAACCCTGTCTCCCTATTAAAGAAAGATTGAGGACGAACGTTCTCCCAGTTATTGGCATCATCCTGTTTACCTTTAGATACACCGAGAGCATGCCTATGTCTTGGTAAATCATCGCCTTTCAATTTAATAACAAAGTTACCTTTAGTGGGAGTATAGAAATCCCCAATATTCTGTAGCATCATCTCGTCTCCAATTTGAATACCTCCGGCCTGATATCCTATTACTATCCTACCTGAAGCCTTTGTATATTCAGCCCATCCTTCAGGGATTACATCGGTTTCCCATAAAATTATTGAACCTAGGGGTAAACTAGCAGTATTCAAAGAATCAGAGAATTCCTTTCGGAGAGCTTCTAGTTGCCCATCAATGTATTGCTTAATATTCAATAGATTCCCATTTTCATCCTCTACCGGAAACCCAGTATTCATTTTCTCTACTTTAGTTATGGATTCTTTCATCATACTGTGAGTAGCAGTAGTATATGGGATCTCCTGGAATTTGCCCTGATAGGGTACAATAGCAAAGTTCTCATTTCTTTTAGTCATAGCATCTGTACCCTTACCATATATCCCAATAAGAACAACAGAATTCTTATTGTTAGAATAATAAGGGCAAGCAGTCTCTACCATCTCTAGAAGATTACTAAGAGTCATACTATAATCCGAATAAATATCATTATTAAGTACATTGGGATTACGATTCTCTTCAGAAATTGGGTAGTATATATCTAGAGATTTTTTATATAACTCATAGAAACTTTCTGAAGATTCATTCCAATAAGCTACAAAATCTACTGGATTATCTACGGGTTCGGAGATAGTAGTGTGTACTGCAAACAGTAATACTTCATCGGTGGACCCTTGGGTTCCCTGAATATTCTCGATGGTCAATGTTTGTTCATCAGAGATAAATATATAGCCATCTCTTGAAATACACCCAAAATTTATATCGGGTAATTCTCCATCTTCAGAATCTTTAGACATATACCTTGCTGTAATCCTATCCTTAATTACATTAGCAAATTTACTACCAGAAACTCCCTGAGGAGAAACAACCAATTTATTACCATTTATGGTGGCTGAGCCAAATCCACAGAATGGCCCCAAACCAGAAGGGGCAGCAATTGCTTCGGCTGCTTCCTTAGATTTGATTATACCTTCATACTTAAAGTACGTTTTCATTGTTCTTTGTATTTTTAAAGTTATTCTTTTGTTCTGCCATATCCCTGAAAGCTTCTCCGAGTTCATTAAATTTGAGAGTTAACAGCTTAAAGATTATCTTCCAGATACTATATTGTTTTTTAATGCCATGTATTTCACATATATGCCCATAGATACTATCTATTTCGAAGCAATAGCATAATATCATTATAGTAATGGAGAACCCTATGGGATCTACTCCATAAGGTTCTCCAATAGCTTTCCCAATTACAGCCCCAAGTAAGATATAACAAATATAATCAACCAGCTTATTTAGGGTTCTCCTACCGGCCCTTGACTTTCGAATGACTATATCTTGTACTCTACTTGCAGATATACCAAACCATAAATCTGAAAGTATCAATATTATGGCAAGTAATATCATCCACCTAAGGTCATAAATAATTTGGGTACATTCTCCAAATAAACCAATCATTGAAGTCTTGAACAGAGATTGAGTAGTAGTCTCTGTTACATTGTCTATTGCACTCTTTATCATACTTCTTCAATTTTCCACATTTGATTACTATAAGTGGTAATGGTAAATGTCTTCTCAGAAGTGTCATTTGATTCCCATTCCAACTTTTGAGGATTAACGCTTAATAAGTCAGCATCTACTACCGTAAACTTAGCCCGTACCGAAGTATCGGCAACTGATTCAAAAATGTATTCTCCAGCGATAGCCGTAGTAAATTCATATCCGGCTCCACCAGCATCAAAAGTAGTTACTTTGCCAACTTGTCTAACTCTACTATCGAATTCAGCTTTATTAGAACTACACCTAATTAAACAATATACTTGTTTAATGGTACCCTTTAATTCGGCATAACTTGGGTCAACGGTTAATTCTATAATAGTAGGGTAATCTTCCAATATTACTTGACACCTTAATGAAGAACCATCATCTGCCACAAAAGTATAAGTACCTGCTTTAGTTAATACAATCTCGGATTCAAGATTATAGGTTTCCCCAGTTTCATCACAAGTTGCAGTACCACTTACATTGACCCCGTTTTTCATTTCTTCAAGGCTAAATTTACAAGCTGATACTTCATCCAATAACTGATATACTGCATAAGTATCATTAATTTGGCTTTCGGGTAATGACCAGTTAGGTTCTTTCCACTTTGAATCTGAAGGATCTGAAGGAACTATCTTTAGTTTGTTCTGATATACAACTGGGGTATTCTTAACTACCCAAGTAGTCTTTGCAGTTGGGTAGGCTACAGATTGGAAAGTATAAGTACCTGCTCTATTAGTAGTATATACATACCCGTTTTCAGCATTGAAGGTTTCCCCAGTTTCTACTACTTTAACTCGGTAATCATTATCATTACCCGAAATACATTGTATTATTACGGTAGTTTTTGCAGAACCGTTATATAGAGTAGATGTAGATGGATTAATACTGATCCTATATATAGCAGTTTTACCTGAAACTACTTCAAAGATACCCACACCTTCATCAGTTTCTCTTTTATCTAAAGTACATTTGAATTTATAAGTACCATAACTGTTAGCAATAAATTTATCCCCATTCTTGAAAGTCTTAGGATTACCTATTAACCTACAATATAATTCTCCAGTAAATGACTCTGGGTAATTTGAAGTTATGGTTAAAGTAGTAACTGCATCCTTCATAGTTTGATTATTTCCAACTCTAAATTCTGAGGGTGTACATCTTACCTTATAAGTAACTTCTTCTTGGGTTACTACAAATGAAGTTTGTTTTACAGGAAATTCCACAATCTCAAAAAAGTAAGTACCGGGTTTTGTAAATTCCCAAGTTGAGCCCGATATTTTTACTTGATCGGTACCCACTAATCGAACATTACAAAGTTTCTCTGTCCCTTTATAGGATACTCTAGCTATCACCCTTGTACTAACCTTTAAAGTAGTTGGGGTTATTTTACCAGTTATGGGCTCACAAGAAATAATATATGAACGGTTATAAGTTTCCTGCCTTACGGTAATTTGGGTTATCTTAGAATTATCCCCAACGCTTCGAAAGTAATAAGTACCAGCCCTTGGAATATTAAATACCGAACCACTTTCATGTTTAGTATAACCCCAGTTAATTCTATCACTCGATATTTGATATCTCAAATCTGCATTCATCCAATCTGAGGTTACAGTTACCAATACTGGTACTTCATATACTTCTGAAGTAACTAAGTTGGGCTGGTCTGGGTTTACCAACTCGGCCTTAATCGAATACCCATCATTTACTACAAAACCGTAATCTATAGTGAAGGATACATGATAAGGTATGAATCTAGTAAAGAAACTTTCTACGGCTTCCCTAAATTTTTTAAAAGCCTCAGAATTAGAAGTATACCCATGACCAGTAAGTTTTAAACTTACGGAAATACATTGAGAACAATCGAAGGTGTTATCAAAGGTATATTTACTATCGTACTGATAGTATTGGTCAAAGTGGGGATGACCTTTTATCCAACCATCATACCCATCGGCTTTTGCTGGGTCTGTTATTACACAGGTTAACCCATATAACCTCATCATGATCTCGAAAAATTCTGATGTACCCCTTATTTTGAAAAGAGATACCGAATATCTCAAGATGTTTCTTACCTGAGTACTAGTTAAAGTAAAAGGTCCCTCTTTGGGTATTATCCAAAGCTTTGATAACTCCTGGAGTTTACTATCCGAGTAGAACCCATTAAAGTACTCTGCCCATTTCTGTGCATCTATCGTGTTCCCATAAGCAAAGGGCATTTCTCCAAGAAATTGCCAAAGGAAATTGAGATACATATCTGGGGTTTTATCTATATCGATAATATCCAATATATTCTCAATATCCTTTGTAATATAATCTTCAAAATGCTCTCCACAAATTTCTAGAAACCTCTCTAAGATGCCTTTACCATTTACCTTATAAGTATCTTGGTCCTTATATTCGAATGGTAAAAAGTCGATTAGATTTTTGAGGTTTATCATTATACTATTTCGTTAACTGTTAATGTTAATTGTGAAGCATTCTCGAATACTGGCAAATTAAAGCCAGGGTCTTCATAATCATGGTTTGGTTCAGATACTGTAATAGAATATCGATAACCTGATTGATAGCTATTGTTTTGGATATCCAATGAGAAATCAAAACCATTAGCTTTATCTATAATCTGAATAGAGCTACCGACTGAGCCAGTAGTTACATAACCATTCGATACTGAACGTACTGTAAAAGTAGTTGAGGAATTGAAGGTTATGTAGTAAGTCATAGAACCCTTTGCCTTGTTCAATTTAAATTGGCCAAGGTTTAATTCCTTATTACCATAAATGGTAGTAGGCCAGGGTTTAATATAGAACTTAGTAAGGTGAAGGTAATCTACGGTTGATAGATTATCTATCAGGGCATAGATATCTGATACTCTTACGCTTCCTCCTATTTGAGCTTGCTCCGGAGAATAGGCATTATATAAAGCCGTAAGAATTTGAGTTTGTATCTCTGGAGTCTTATAAGACTTCTTACCAGTAACTTCCATCTCTAGAATAATCTGAACCTTGCCTGCAGATTTAACCTTTAACCAAGTAGTCATAGGTGCTCTTTGAGATAATAGGTTGTATACCCTATTTATTAATTCAGAAGAAGCAACAGCTCCACCATCAGGACTGATATATACTGTAAGCTTTCTACCACATTCATAATCGGCTTTAGCTTTGTTTACCCCATCAACCAACATAGCCAAACTTTCGAAATCCTCTTTGGTAATTGCTACTCCCAAAGTCTTTACACTCAAAGGTATATGTTCCTTAAGCATTATAAAGTTCTCATAGTTTGAACCACCTCCGGCATCGTAAGCATTACTTACGGTAGCATCAGTAATTGAAGAAGAGATTACTGAAGGTACAGAAGTAATAGTATTACTCTTTACATTACCCTGAGTACCATTGGTTAAGTAGAATACCACATTGGTTATTTTTGCTCCTGCTGCAGGCTTCTTACCAAAGGTACCATCCCCAAACATTATATAAGGATTAAGAGCTTCATCTACTGAAACCATAAAGTGTTTATCCGTTGGCTTTGATTTTGCAAAGGTATCTACCAATACCCAAGTTTCTCCACCTATCTGTAAAGACATAGAGCCCTGTTCATAGTACTTACCATTGGGTAGAGTACCCAGATGAATTATAACTCTATCTCCAGTAGGTATTACCATATTATTTAAAGCACTTGCAGTATACTTCTCGTGTTGAACTATAGGTACTTTACAAGTAGTTACATTTGAATACCAAGTTACGTCTCTAGCAGATAACCAGGAATTACCACTAGAATCTGTAAACAGAGTACCTTGAGGTATAGTTAATTTAGCTCCGATAGAATTACCAGTAATACTTCTGGATAAGATTACATCTACTGTAGCAGCAATTGCTGCTCGAGCATGATAATCTACCAAAGCCCCATGTTTAACTACCGAATCATACCTTCTTGCCGTAGATAGGAAAGTTTCCCTTGCCATGTTATCTACATAGTAGTGAAGTACTTCGGCAATTGCCGCAAATAATGAGAGGATGATAATTAAGATGTTCCCCTCCGAATAATCCGTTATGAGTTTCTGACCTTGAGGGTCTTTAAGCCCCATAAGGGATTCAACCAGCTTGGCCTTAATCTGTTGATAAGACCTCTGGTATGGGTTAAGCCATTTATTTGTGATTCCCATATTATTGTGTATTTAATGAATTATCCGACCGGTCATAGGTGATATCGAGGTACTGACTAGAATTTGTTCCATTTACTACATATGTTACTTCTATGTGTATTTTTGCATCAACTCTAGTAACCGTGATATTTTGGAAGGTTATCCTTTGTTCCCAAGCACCTATGGCCTGTTTTAAAAACTCTTTAATTATAAAACTTAGGGCTTGTGAGTTTGGTTCCTCAATACATTGCCATAGTTTACTACCAAAGTTTTCCTGTCGAAATCTCTGACCTATCATATAATACAATATAGAACTTATATTATCCCTGATAAGTTTAAAATCCCCGTTTACTGGGTACCAACCTCTTTCCCCATTTTCATTAGTTGTAAGTTGGATAGGATAAGTTACACCTATACCAACTAAGTCTGTAAAGTAATTCTTTTCCATTAGTGTATGCAGGTTTTATCCTCATAATCGTCTACAACGAATTGTGAGAAAGGTTTAGTTATTTGAGTTAAAGTTGGGCCAGAAGAACCTGGCCCAGTAGTTACACCTGAGTGTACATGAGAGTTGAACATACTACGAAGTTGTTCTAGTTCTTGAATAGTTTGATTTAGTTTTTCGGTTAGTTGGGCAATATTGATTAACCCATGATTTTCTCCAGTATTTAATATAATGGTATCACCTGAGGATATATTGATATCTTTATTAGCTGATACTATTACGTTAGATTCAGAATAAACCGATACGTCCCCATTAAAGTAGAGATTTAGTTTCCCATTATCATCGTCTATTATAATGAGGTTACCTTCAGGAGTAACTATCCCCATTTTATTTGGACCGTCTAATGGTTGAGGTACTTGATTCATACCCCAACCATGGTATTCCCATAATGGTTTAGTAGGGTCACCAAATTCAAAAGTAATGAATACTATATCTCCTACCTTAGGGGCTAAGAACTTAAACCCACTACTTATTGAACCATGTTGGCCTTTCGGTAAAGCCCAAGCAAAGGTACCTCCCATTACTTCTGGTATACATACTTTTACCCTATTCATCTTCTTTTCGGTATCATTATTATCAACAACTATACCTCGGTATATAGAGTAGTATCTTCCAAGACCCTCTAATCCTTCTTCTGTTATTATCTTTGCAGTTTCATAGCCCATAATTACCTCGCTTCCTTATTCTTGATATATTCTTTGAATCTCTTTATGGCTACTTCCATATAATCGAATTTAACCCAATAATCATCGGGTACTTGAATATCTTTGATGGTTATCTTTCCGGGTATTACCTTACCTGAAGAAGTAGTTAAACTACCAGAGCTTACAGCTATACCTTCTGCTTTCTCGATTGGAGTCTTAGCTAATACTTCAGTATAGTAAGCCTTCTTTCGAGCCATCTCATCCCTACGTTTAACATCCAATACGTTTCCTTCCTTATCCATAATACCAGATTCAATGAAATAGGCCACCTCATTGTAAGTCCAACTCAAATCTAATTCATTGATATTACTTAAAGCTTTCTTATCTTTACCCTTAGAGGTTACAGCATTAGCTTTAGCATCATTAGCTACAACCGTTTGAGTAGACAGTCCAGTCTTAGAAGTAGTAGAACCAGCCCTACTCGAATTCTTTACTAACTCTAAATTAGTTACATATCCCTGGCCTGCATCCATAGAGTGGGTACATTGTTTTATATACCAAGGACCAGACCATCGTTTACCAACATTCTCTAATATTAATACCTGAGAAGAGGCTAGTAAGGGTCTTCCAACAACTTGCATCTGACAAACCAGTTTACTCTCTGTATACTTTAAACCACCATTAGCATTAGCATTAGCTGCCCAAGCCCACTTATCTATCCCCCCATATCTACTGAATAGATTATGGTAAAGTTTGTACAGGGGTATCTCAACATTAGCTTTTTTCCAATGTTGAACTTTCACTGTAACGCTATAAATACCCAAACTCTGATTTAATGGGTTTTTATATTTGATAACCGGGGTGTCATCGATCACCATAGTATAAGGGCCTTTCTTTAAAGCCGATATACCTCGATAAACACTTTCTTCATCCTCTAATCCCCAAGCAGTAGCTCCACCCTTGGGAGTATGCTCTGGGTCAAAGTCTCTTGGGTCCAGGTCTTCTATGACCATGTATTCCATTTGTTCTTTACCCTCGAAAAGGTATCTTTCATTCTTGAGGATATTGTATATATCTTCATCTAATGTTTCACCATTAACTACATTCTTAAGGGCAGCATTTAAAGCTGCACGCCTATCAGCCGGAAATTCTTCTCTTTGAATGGTTTTATTTATGATACTTCTTACCTGATCTGTACTAAGTTCATTAAGGAATTTTTCCTTACCTTGTCTATAAGCTTCGGCGGGATTAGAAGCAGAATACTCTGCTACATCTCGATTCCATTTGTCATCTACTTGTTTCCTAGCTTCAAATGAAGCTCTTAAGTTAGGGTCAGTCTTTAGGGTATGATTTAACCTCATCTGCCTGATAGTAGGTATATCTTGGGGATTATTCTCTGCTCCATATTTACCTATTGAGGTTTTCCAATTATTATAATAGACCCCATTATTCTCATTAGCTACTATCTCGGGTAATTTTTCAGTATCATCAATCCCAGTACTTAATACTTCTAAATCTTTACTCTCTGGATTAATAGCGGGAGATAGTGTAGCCTTAACTCTCTTAGTTACTTTTTGAGTAGAAAATTGAACACTAAGTACTTCCCCATTCTCTCCCTGATAAGTATAAACAGTTACTGGTTCTTCATGAAATTTCCTATTATGTATATAAATAACACTATCTCTTGAATCTATATACCAAGGGCCATTAGTATAACCTCTCATCTTTTGTTCTAATTGAACTAAGATATTCTTGCCAACTAATCCGAAGTCACTATTGATTAGGGCCTTCAAATCTTCTGGCATAGCCACTTCTGCTACTCCACTGTACCTATTAGCATAAAGCACCTTTCCAGTAGTAGTACGAGTATTCTCTGTAGGTACCTGTAGTGACTCATATACTTTATTACTTATTATTCGTTGTTCCATTACTGAAAGATTTCTATGATTACACCTACACCATTATCACAACCACCATCTAAATAGGAAGATAAACTATTCTCTGAAGCTTCAGAGAAATTATATGGTGGCTGATATCTTAAATCACCAATAGAGTCTATACACTTGATAGTTACATGGGTACCAGTAGAATCAAACTTTGCCTCAAAATCCCTGACCTTGATATTTATAGCGGGGCTTGATACAAATGTACCATCACTAAAAATATATCCCCACTGTAAAAAGATATCTCTATTTTCCTGTAAAGCTTCTACATCTACAGTATCGGGATCTCCAGTATCAAATGTAATTGTAGCAAGATTTTCTTTTTCTTCATCATACCTATAATTCCAGGTACTAATATAAGCTCCAAGAGGTATACCAGTAATGGGATTCATTATCGGCATACCTCTAAAATCGAATAGAGCCAAGTATGGTTGGCCCATTCCGTTATATAATATGGATTTTTGTTTAGCTGCCATAAGCGGGGATTCTTATAAGTGTTCCACTTTCTACCTCTTTAAAAGGGTTTAGTATACCATTAGCTTCTGCAATAAGATACCATTTACCTGAATCCCCATAGTATTTATAGGCTATATTCTGTAAAGTCTCTCCATCCTTAATGGTATGTTGAATATCATTTGAGGATGAAGGTACAGAAACTACTGGAGTTTCTAAAGAGTAATCTCCATCTCCGTAATTTAGAGCATAGGCATTATTATAAGGGCTAGCTCCCGTCAGATATTGGTTAATATCAATCATATTTAATACCTCCCGTCTTTTTAAGTGAATCCGAATTTATAAAATCTCCATAGGATAGATTATATGCACTTACTCTCTTGAAAATCAATTCTTGAGTTGCTGCTGCAGGTAATAACCTACCATTACCAAAGGTAGCTGGCTTTCCAGGTACCCTTATCCTATAACCATTCTGAAAGTTCTTCAGAGTATAGGTTGCTGAAGTAAGGATGTAATAGTGATTATCAAATATACCCGAATCCCCCCATTCTATCTTAACAATAGGCGGAGCCGATTGATAACCGTTAGCTTTAGTCCAGGCCTCTAATAACCTACACTTATTAATTACCTCCTCTGGATTCTCTGGGTCATTACAGTACCAAGATACATTGAATTGAATGATGTCCTCAGCACCAGTAAAGTGATACATAGGAGTATTCCTTCCCATGGATTTGATAGTTGCCCATGTGGTTTCTCCCCTGAAGTCCAACTCTGGAGGTCTATTCTGTAAGGTAATATACTGAGTAGGGTTAACAGTCATATTATATATCCTTACCTCATTCTGATATATGATATCAGCTTTAGCCTCAAAGTTTCTGTAATTAGTGGTATTCTTATTCCCTTTTGCTGGGTCTACTCCTTCACCTTCTTCTAATCTTGGAAATTGTAATTCCATTCTCCATTTAGCCTGGAGCTGTTTGTTTAGGGTTGGATTCTTAGATGATATTTGAGCTTCTCCAATTACTCCATTTGGGTCATAGAGTTTACCCTTTTGAGCATCATCCTTTGGAAGAGTAGAAATAGTTCGATTGAGTAATATCCGAGCTCTCCATAGTTTATTTAAGGGACCCGTAAGAACTCCTGCGGTATCCCTTGTAAGGTCATTATATTTTTCAACGACCTTACCTGCTGCTTTATTTAATACTCTAGCCATAGTGTTTTAATTTTATAATCCTAATGCTACACCAGTATAATCTTGCTGAGAACCCAAAGAGTAATCCCCCAATATCTCACCATCTACACTGATATTAATCTTACCGTCTTTTAACCCATCTCTAATAGCTGCTCTCATTGCATTCAAGAACCTTTCTTCATTCTGAGCTCTGATTGCAGATGGGTCTTCTTTATCTTGGGCATTAGTATTCCTATCTACTGAATCAATAAGTCTACTACCTACTTCTATTAGTAAAGGTAAACCTACGGTAATAGCTAATCCCCAGGGTCCACCGAGTAATCCCATAAGTCTACCACCTATAGATGTTAAACCTTTTATAGCACCTTGCCTAGCCACTTGACTACCAACTTGGGCACCTGCTCCAGCTAAAGCCCCTCCAGCTAAATTACCCGCCATAGTAGTTGCTAATGGTACTCCAGGATTTGGTGTCTTAACATATCTTCCGGTTTTAGTGTTATAAAATCTACCAGCAGAATTCATACCAATACCGCTTGACATCATCTGAAGCTGAACCATGGTTCTCATAAGGTTAACCATATTTACCATGTGAGCCTCCATAATGGCAAATTGGGTATTGGTTTTTATTGCTGCAGCAGACATACCTTCAGTAGAAGCAGTAGCAATAGTCTGTAAATACCCAACAGACCTAATAATACCTCTTACAGTATTAAACCCTGCAACTATAGTACCTACTACTACTGCAGTAGCTCCTACTCTAAGACCAAAACCTCCAACCCAAGTTTCTGAGATAGAATTGATTACTTTGATTATAGAGTTACCCACATTTAGTACTGGGGTAAAGATTCTACCCAAAGCTGCACCTGCGGTAACTGTTAAGTTCTCTATACTTGATTCAAATTGGTCGATTACACCAGCATCTGTTTTAAGACGTTCTTCATTGAGTCGATTTACTGCCCCAATGTTTTGGTCATAAGTTGCAAGTATCTTACCCATCTTATCTCTACCAGAAGCAATATCCCTAAGTACTGGGAGCATACCACGATTACCCCGAACCCCAAAGATATTAAAGAAAGTTGGTGTTTCGATTCGTGAAGGTAAATCTACTGCGGCCTTAGCAAACTTCTGATAGATAGTGTAAAGGTCTATAAGGTTACCTTGAGCATCGAAGAATTCATCGGGACTTAAGCCCAGGTCTGCTAAAGCGTTATAGCCTTTCTTTTTTTGATTAACAAGAGAGAGTTGTAAGTAACGAATCATATTAGCCAGAGAGGTACCTGCCATAGAACCCTGTATACCCATATCTCCCAATACACCAATAGCAGCAGCGGTTTGCCGAAGGTCTACTCCAGCAGTTGCCATATCTGCTCCTGCATAAGATATGGACTGGGCTAAGTCTGTTAAAGATATATTTGCATTAGTAACTGCAGTATATAAATCATCGGTTACTCTAGCGGCTTCCCCCATTGGGATTTGGTACATTGACATGATATTAGTCATCAAGTCAGCTACACCACCTTTCTGTCCCACTGGCATTGTAAAGATTGAAGCCAGCTTAGATGCTGGCCCAATCATTTCTTTAATAGCATCGAATTTATTACCTGCCATAGCCAGGTATCTTTGTCCTGATGCAACATCTGAAGCAGTAAGAGGAGTTATCTCATTGACATCCTTTGCCAATTGTAACATCTCTCTTTGTTCTGCAATGGTAGCACCAGCAATTTTCGAAGCAGTCCAAACTTCATTCTGAACACCCGCAGAGTATTTATAGGCCCTTGCCATTCCCCCTACGAGCTGCATTCCGAAGTCCATTGTATTAGAAGCCGACATCTGTATACCTCTATTCCAGGTATTCATATCATTCATCATTGTTCTGAATGACCCAGATATCTTGCCAGCTTCTTGAGAGAATCGGTCTTTTAAAACCATGGCAACACCGACCTCTACTATACTCCTACTGGTATTCATAATTTACTTTCTTTTCTTTAATTGTTTATAATATTGCTCGGCCATTTCCTTGAATATTTTCCTTATTCGGTACGGAAGACGTAAAAAGCCGAAATAGTCTAAGGCTATCTCGGCTCTGGTGATATAAACAAAATCACTCTCTAACATTACTCTTCCGTCAGGTAGAAAAAATTCGGTGCCCAAACTATAGGATAAGTTCTTTCTTCTCCGGTGGTTGGATTAGTGATATGAGATTCACCTTTGAAGATAGGGTCCATAGATAAGATATGCTTTCTCATCTCAGCCATATCCTTTGCAGTAAACGGAGTAAAGTTTTCTACCTTCTCCCAACTACCATCGACCTCTAAGTAAAGGTTCCGACAAAGAAGAGGAGCATTCTTAGTTTGTTTATCCAAAGGCAACTTCATAAACTCTTGTTCTCCCTTACCAGTCATACAATCGAATTTAATTCTCTTGCCAGATGAAAGAGTGTATTCATGGTCTACCAATCTAACTCCCTCTGGATAATAAGGGATAGCATCTGGCTTCTGATTTAAATCCTCTACAGTTGGAGTAGTACCGTAATCGAAAAGGAACTCATGAAGGTCTTGGCCATAAGTAATCTTACCACCATTCTCTTTGCCCCAATCATATTCGAATTCTACTTCCTCTCCCAAAGAGAAGATACGAGAATTGAAAATAATAGCATAACGGTCATTGACTGGTAAGTTAAGGGCATCATCTACGGTTAATTTCCCATTAGGGGTAGCAGTAGTTCTAATTACGATTGCTGCAATGAACTTGGTAAGGTTCATCAAAGTCTTCATGTCTGAAAGGTTACTGAGAATATCTTCATCAGCACCATTCTGTTCTCTAATTTCATATTCGAAACCAGAGGGTCCGGTAAATCTAAATGTTCTAAATTCCATAATTTTGATATATTTAATGTTTACAAATGTTCATAGTACTCCGTATAACAACAAGAAAGGGGTGAGCTCCTATCACAGGAATCCCACCCCTCCACCGAATCTTAGTGAAAATAGACTAAGGAATTAGTATTTATCTGCAGTACCAACTGAGAACTCTATGGACTCAATGGTATTCTCTGAAGCCATTCTGTCCAAGTCTAAGCCGGTAATCTTACATGGCCATACCTCTTCGAAGACATGGGTATTAAGAACTGAGACTCCATCTTCGGCAAGTTCGTTTACAATTGCCGTTTCCCAGTATTGGCTTGGTACTAAACCACCACCAACTATGTGGTCCTGGCAAGAGTATAGCCAATCATGAAGCCATGTATCAGAACCTGCAGTAGTCATAAGTTTCTCTACAATAAGATTACCTATAGTAACCCTACCTGCAGTTTTAACGTCTCTATTGACGTCCCCATGAGCAACCTGGTCAATCTCAATATCAGGCAAAGTACAACTTTGGAATAGATAAGTATTGATAGGGTGTTTGGGGAACATGATACTCCACAAGAATTTCTTCCGTGGATTTTTTACTTTTGCTCCCATCGTTATATGTTTATAGGTTATTACTTGTTTCTACAACTGATACCGACTTAGAAGCAGCATCAATTACAATCTCCATAGTTACCTCTTGCATAGGAACTACGTCTTTATACTTAAGGATAGCACGATATTTACCTTGACGGGCATCTGCTTCGTTATTTACGGAAAGATCATCCCAAGAAGTTGCATCCTGGTCACCCATCCAAGTATATTCTGTCATGGCATCTTCATCTACCAAAGAATCTAATGTAGGTTTAACTTCCAACCAAATTCTTTTCCAAGTTCCCCAAACGTTGGGTTCTTCCAAGTATTTGTTAAGTACTGGACGAAGGAACTTCTTCAAATACAAATTCAATCTTACGATTGAAAGGAATCTTTCTGAATCCTGTTTTACCTGAGAAGAGAAACAATGCCATAGCATGGTTTGTTTACCTGCATCGGGAGTATCTTTGATTACCATCTCATTGATATAATTCTGAGCAAGTGTGTTCAGTTCATTATATCGAGAAGGAGAACCATAATTTGGACATACGGGCCCAACTGCCTCTCCAATAACTCCTCGGTTCATACCAGCAAAGGATTTCCAAGGACCATATTGAGTAGCAGAAGCATCTCCCAAACCTGCAATGGTACCCACTACATCAGAATCTTGAAGATTGCCGTTCTCATTGTAGTACTTAAGGCCACCTCCAAAGTAAGCAATGTACTTGGAATTACCCACGGTACCAAGACAAGTCTGTACCCAAGTAACCTGAGCTTTATAGTCTCTTGGTTGAGTACCGTGGGTGTAATGGGTTAAGTGTTTTGGGACTTCTATGTACAGTACCCATTCCATCAATTCTTTTGCCATATCTGCAGCAGCCTTATATACCTTGAATACGTCAGCATCAGTAGTAAGGTGTTGAGAGATATGGGAAATGAATAATTGGTAAAAGTCAGTGTAGTCCCTTACTAAATCCAATGAAGCGATCCATTCATGAGCAGTAGGGTTAGAACCAGCACTACCTACGGTACCGGTAAATAGTTTCTCGGTATCTGAAGGAGCTGCTCCCCCAACTGTTACAGTAACGGCATTTTTTGTACCATCTACACTATCGGTAAGCCATTTGATTAAGTTCTCAAAAGATGAACCAGCAACTACTACCGGTTTGATATACTCTGAGTTCTTAGCAAAGGCACTAAGAGCAAGGTAATCTACCGAAGTATTATTGTTATCATCGGCAGTTTTATAAGTTACTACCGGACCTTGTTCAAGTACCTGGCCATTGCCTGAATAGATTCTATAATACAAGGTATTGGATTGTTTATAGAAACCTACCTGGAAGGTATCAGTACTACCGATTGGGTCTCCATAACCTTTGGTTACCAATCCCAAACTATAAGTAGTTCCCCCAGAAGCAATGGTTATCAATGCTGCAGGAGTAGCAGGGTCTGGAGTAGCAGAAGCAGGTGCTATACCTTCCTCTTCGGATTTAGCAACTGTTTTAGCTTTACCCGCAGTTGCAGCTACTGTACCTTGAGTAGCTCCCCTACCAAGCACTCGAATAACACGAAGCTTAGAACCACCTTGCAAAGCCTTTTCGATATTTGATACAGAACCATCTGGTACAATTTCAGAACCATAGATTCTTTGGAACTGAGAGAATGTAGAGATGATTTCTGATGGGTCATCATAAGGGCCCTTAGTAGTTCTAGCCAATACACAAGAAACTCCTAACATAGGAGTAGTTTGAAGAACATTGTTGTTCTTAAACTTAAAATCAACATGAGGTGAAGTTGGCATAATTCTATTGTGATTAAAGTTAATTACTCGTTTAATTTATACCCTAGAGTATTGTACCTATACCTTAGGTACTTTTAACTCTAGCATCTCATTTTCGTTTTGTTCTAACAATCCAATGAGAACTGAGATATCCTTGATAGGTGTAAGTATACCTTCTTCCAGGGGTTTTTCTGGAAGAATACCATCTTTACATATGTAAGTATATACCTTTTCAAGTATTCCATGTTCTACATCTGGATGATCATAATAATTACCAATTTCAATGAATAGGTTTCCGGTTGATGCAAGCCTGCCCTTGTCCCATTCCTCTAAATCATTGAAATAAGGTTTTATGTATCCTCTAGCAGGTAAGCTAGTATATAAGATTGTATGTAGTAATCTCATATCGGCTTGTGTTTGAGAAACTAGATGTACATCTATGGTAATATCTTTAGTTTCATAAGGAAACTCTGAAGCTTGGTAATTACCATCCTCAAGTTTATCACCAATAATGTATTTGTTCACACCAATATCCCCAGCATAATAACCCTGTAATTCTAGGGTTATTCTTGGGAGAGTTTTAGGGCCTTTCACTTGATTATTCCCGATACCAAATAGGGGTATAAACTTCTTCATATTCTTAATTGCCTCTTGAAATCTTTTTTCGTTTTCTTGAGACAAAGGTAAGAAGTCTTCTGGATTCAAAGTTAGATCCATTTCTAACATTGTACTTAGTAAAGAGATATAAAAAGTTCTCTCTACTATCTCTTCTGAATTTACCATTAATTTCCTAATCTAATTTTTAATTGAACTTCATGGCTACCAGTATCATTTATAATCCCGTTATAAGTTACAATTATACCCCCCATCGAGAATATATTGGTTTCAAGATGGCCAGTACAATTTAATTCACTAACCCAAGTAGTACTTATATTAGATGGGTAATCAGTAAGCCATACTTTATAGGGAAAGGAGTCTGCCTCAGGAACAGGAAGAGTACCTTCTATGGTTTTACTAATGTCTGTTATCTTAAATGGTTTTACAAACTTAGCAACTTCATAACCATTGATATGGTAGTATTGGTATCCCTTTACACCCCTAATAGAAGCAGTACTACTGCCTTGTCCAACACCGGGGAATGGTATATTAGGAGTTGGTTCAAAACCATACTCAGCAGTTCTTTTACCAGGAGATTGTTTTATAGTTATATCTTTCGTACCAGCCTGAGATACTATTCGTATAACACCGCTTCTTTCCTTTGGATTATAAGTGCTTGCCTCATACTCGTTGTTATAAGAGAGCGTCTTAACTGTTAATTTTCCAGCATTATTACCTTCCCCAATCTCTTTGGTTATATTTAACCAATCCAAGGAATTTTCAACAGTCCAATCTAAGGCTCTATATTCTTCTTGAGGTTCACCACCAATATATTTTTGTTCATAACTATAAACTGATACTTCCCAAATCTCAAGCCTTTTGGTACCATCAAAAGTATAACTATCACTGTCAGGTGAAATAGTAAGGAAGGGCTTCCAAGTTTCTACTACTTGGGGTTTTCCCTTTTGTGTAAAAGTAACTTCCCTTTCTACTCCCTGAACTATCACTTTTATTACTTGTTCTTTATTAGATTCTGATTCATTAGCTGCTTTAGGCTTCACTCTAATAGTAGCAGGACCAGTCCCTGATAAAGAAGATATTTCGAAATCCGACATATTATTTTACTTTCCTTAATTCATTTCTAACCGCATTACGTATCTCCTTTTGTAAAGCTGCTTTTCCACCAGCAGCTTTATAAGCAGGACCCCATAGAGGACGAGGTGGTAAATTACCATCCCTGCTACCATATTCTAACATGATAGCTATCTGGTTCAAGGTTTTTCTAGAAGTCTTACCAGTATAAGTAATCTTCTTGATTCCAATTGGTAATCCAACAAAAGTCCGTTTTTTACCCTTTACTAAAGTAACTGATCTAGCATATTGACCAGTAAGGTGTAACATAGTGTGATCCCCATATTTTTTAATGATTCCTGGAGCATGGGGTGGCCATGATACTCCTGAACCTCTTGGTGGAACACCCGTATTCAAACTTCGTCTTACTATACGAAGAAGTTGAATACCAAACTTTTCTGTACCCTTCGCATAACCTTTGGTTAAGATACTTGGAGTTTTGGCAATCAACCTTTCTGCACGAGCTTGTTCTCGTTTATCTACGTATATTTCTAGAGGGCCAACTGGAGTCGATAGTGTAATATTAACCGACTTACTTGGCATAATTCTTACTGTTGTTTAGGTTTATATTACCCCAAATTAAATACGTATTCATAAGTAATTGTTGCACCCCCCTGAGTGATATCAAGTGTAAGTTTTTTACCTGATTCACTTTGAGTAACTGTAACCGTAGCAGATCTTGATGATTCTTCGATATTCTCTGAAGCTTTACTTGATACAGTCTTACCACTAACTGTAACAGAAGACCAAGAGGGAGTACCAGACAAACTTACACCTACATCATAAGTATCTGAAGTTTCGGAACCATTAATTACTTTTTTCTTATAGGATATAAAAGTCTTAGATAAAGTATCCCCTAAAGCAGCATGGTGAATGGATTCACTTGCACCAGCACCATTCCAATAAAAGTAGTAATTATAACTTACACTAGCACCCCCCTGAGTGATATCCACATAATCGGAAGCACCTCCATAAGAAGCAGTAACTCTAATAGACCTACTACTTGTACTAGTATTCTCAGAAGCCCTAAGAGTAGTACCTGATAAGCTAAATCCTGAGGTACCATTGGTACTTAAACTCGGAGTAGCACTATCAGAACCATCCATTGTACTTGAACCAGAAGTATAATTTGCATATCTTGGTTTACTTGCACTGGGGTACAAAGTTACACTACCTCCAGTATTACCGATGGTATAAGAACTTGCAGTTAAGCTTACACTCCAAGAGCCATAAGTATACCCAGTAAATTCGTTTGCTGCCTGGTATACTGGTACACTTACAGATTTGGTTTTACCATTTAGTGATAAGGTACCAGTAAGGGTTCCTACCTGGGTTCTAGATTTAACCGTAGTTCCCAAAGAACCTGCACTAACTGCAGTACCATAACTAATGCTAGCACCACTTGTAATCGTACCTCCTCCCGTTGTAGAACCATTCCATCCCCAAGTCTGAGAATAAGTTGGCATACTTGAGAATGAACTTCTACTTCCTCCACCGGCAGGTATATCAGATACGCTTCCTCCACTTGCAGTGATTTCACTATAGGTTCTATAACCTGATGATTGAGAACAACTGATAGTTGCCTTCCTATTAGTTTCAGCTTGTGTTAAAGTTACCGTACCGCTTCGTGTACTGGTAGAGGTATTATTACCCATAGTTACAGAAGTACCGCTTCCAGATACGCTACCAGAGTTGGCTCTAGTATAAGTTAAAGCTATTTGGTTACCATAATTATGCCCATTTCTTAATTCTTGCTTGTAAGAAGTAACTGAAAAAGTTTTGGTACCTCCAGTAGCCCCAAAAGACATAGAGGTAGGTGTTACACTCCAACCATAACTCCAAGATTGAGAGGCTGCTGCCTGAGTGAAGGTAGCAGAAACGGTTTTACCAGATTCATCTTGAGTATAAGTTCTAGTATGAGCTCTTGAAGATAGAGCTAAATTTTCGGTAGCAATAAACCCCATAGTATCAGTAGACCCCTTTAACCAATCTGGTAAAGTTGTTCCGGTATGACCCACTGTTACCGAAGAGCCTTGAGCTACCCCATCCCAATACTTTTGTTTAGTTGAAGTTAAACCTATTCTAGCAGGGGTTGATTCTCCACCTATGGCAGGAAAAGTAAAGGAAGTATTTATAGCTGTAAATGTATACTTATAAGTTACCTTATGAATATCTTCGAGTTTGACACATTCGTTGTTTCCATAGGAACTGGCATTGGATAGTTCCAACCCCACATAATTTTCCCCTGTTCCTGTAGGGGAGAGTGCTAACAATTCAGCCTTGGTAGGACAGTCATTGCCATCCTTACCAAGGCCTACTTTACTTTTGACAGCACTCCAGGTTGCTATCTCTCCCATAAGATTTATTTGTTTTTAAGTTCCTGAATCTCTGACTTCAAAGCCTTGATTTCATCGTAGAGAAGTTTAACACCCTCGATTGCCAAAGTTGACATCTTGTGATATTTAACTTGTTTTACGAGTACGTATTCTTCTCCGTTGATTTCCAAGGTTTCGAATTCCTCTGGATTAGGTACCGTAGATTTCTCTACTGGAACTTCTTCCACATATTTATCAAATCCTAAGCCTTCGAGGTTCTGAGCAATGGTTCCCTCGTCCTCTTTACCAAGCATTTCGAATGACTTGGTTGGTATCTGGCAAATCTGTTCCAGAGTATGATTCAAATCCTTAATGTTAGATTTGAGTCGAACATCTGAAGATTCTTTGAAGAAACCAGAAGGAGCCGTGGTCTTAGCAAATACTACCTGGTCGGTAGTTGCCAATCCCAATTGAGCTCTAGTTACTGTATGAGGATTATCTCTTCTACCAGCATGGCTATTGATAGAAGTCTGAGCAGCAGTACCTGCAGCCTTAGCATCAGCAATAGCAGTAGCTTGAGCAGTAGATACTGGCTTATCAGCATCAGAAGTATTATTAACATTACCCAATCCAACCTGAGTTTTAGTAACTGTATGAGGATTAGATTTATTGGCAATGTGATTATTTACCTTAGTTTCTAAGGCAGTTACATCTGAACCCGTATCGGCAATCAAACCATCAACGTAAGTTTTCAATTCTGTACGAAGAGCATTGATGGCATTAGTTCTATTGGTAATCTCATTTGCCAACCCCTGTACGGTATTATCCAAGTTAGTCTTATCTGCTGCAGTCATTACACCTGCAGTAGTCTTAGTTGCTGCAAGTATATCTCTAATTAAATCTGTAGCACCTTCATAAGTCTTACCATCTGCACTCTTAGTTTTATTATTAAGAGTAGCTCTTACATTAGTTGAATTATGGGTAAGAGTGAATCCAGTAAGAATAATTCCTGGAAGAGAACTATTAAAGGTATCATGAGCATTATCTTTTGCAATACGGGCCTCTTGTTCAGCTTCAATAGCATCTGGTAAGGTTTGATTAAGCATTATTACACTATCGGCATCCATCAGACCAGCTTCTCGAGTAGTGGCTGGAGTTAGAGAGATTACCATCCCATCGGGTTTATCAATGTAATGCCCTTGACCATCCGTAGCAGAATAGTTACATAAGATAATAACATTATGCTTATTTTTGTTAGCTATTGAAACCTTACTAATTAAATTTTTAGGCATGCTAGATACCACATCCTCAAGATGCTTACCTCTACTACCTTCGAAAGCAGTACCTGCGATTTCCCCAATGATAAGAGACGAAGTATTACTGTCTACGAATTTAGTACCTGACCAACGGAATTGGTATGGAGGTTCACCATCGGCAACATTTATATAAATCTTACCAGATTCTCCAACTACGGGAGTTTGGTGACCTGCATCCGTATACAATTGAACATTAGTAAGACCTCCAGTGGGGCTTACATCATAGGTAGCATATACTTCAAGTACATCATCTACATATGAAGGCAAATGGTTAGCAGGTACTAACCCCTTCCCATCCAATGGAGCAAAGCCATCAGCCTTACCCTTAGTTGCTACAAAGGCATCATGCTTAGCTTCTAGAGTGTTAATGTTATTCTGCAGTTTATTATCAAGGGCAGTATCAGCATCGGTTCTGTCCTGAATTTCTTTATCAATCCTTGCACCCAATGCAGTATCAGCAGAAGTACGAGCAGTTGCTTCATCGTTTACAGCTTTAGTAAACTTGGTATCTAAAGCAGTATCTGCAGCTTTTCTATCAGCTACTTCTTGAGCAAGAGCGGCTTCTGATTTACCGTCCAAAGCTTCGATAGCATCTTTACGGTCCTGAACCTCTTGAGCAATAGCATTGGGTAATGTCTCATCCAGATTAACTTTATCTTGGGCGGTCATTACACCAGCTTTCTCTGTAGTAGCTGCTGGGATATAAGTAGTCTTATAATCTTCAGGCTCATGAGTATAAATACCCTCTTCTTTTTTAGAAGAGAAATTATGAGTTAAAGTAACATGACTGCTTTGTTGACCTACCTCAACTGGTTTATCACCAGATAAGATAATAATATTATCTGGTATAGAATCAAACAGCTTCTTATCTGCTGCAGTTTGTACACCAGCTTTCTCTGCAGTAGAGGCAGGCAATGTAATAGGATTCTGTTCTACTGTACCATCTTCAACTACGGTCTTAGTAGCAGCTATGCCAACAGTAGTTTCATTGGGAGTTACTGCACCAAGAGCAAAGTTAGCCGTAGAGATTCTATCTAACTCAACCTTATCCTTAGCAGTCATCGTACCAGCCTTAGTAGCCGATACCTGAGGCAAATCGAAAGTTTCTGTAGTATCAGCATTCAAACCGTTATCCTTAGTTACGGTTACTGTTACCTTATTAGCATCAGAAGCTGCAGAGATATCAGTTAAAGAATTTGGGTCTAACCCATCTAACTTAACCTTGTCTGCAGCAGACATAACTCCAGCAAGAGTTTGAGTTACCGGAAGTAAATTCTTGGTAGCTTCTACTTCTTCACCATATTGGTTATTTGCCTTATCCTTGGTTGAAGTCTTTACTTTGAAAGAAAGCTGAGTACCTGTTCGGGTTACAGTACTAACATCGGTAACCATGGTATCAGGCAAAGCATCAGAAGTACCTTCTTCAGCTACCAGTCTTTCTTCATGGTCATCGGTAATGTTAGTGAACTTATTATCTAAGGCAGTATCAGCATCGGTTCTGTCCTGAATTTCTTTATCGATACGTTTACCCAAAGCTGTATCGGCAGCAATACGGGCAGCTTCTTCTGCATCGATGTTATCCTGGAGAACTTTATCTGCGGCCTTTCTTTCCTCTCTCTCTGTATTTAAGTCAGAAGTATTCTGGTCAATCTTTGCTTCTAATCGAATATCCTCAGCCTTACGAGCAGCGATTTCATTATTCAGCAAATCGGTAATGGCAGTATAGTTACCATTAATGTTATCCTGAATACCCTGAATCAATTCCAGATTACGTTGAATATTGGCAGCATTCTGAGTTACCAGAGCATTGGTAGCATTCAAGGAAGTTAACAGCTCCGTACGAGTTTCAGTTACGAAAGTTCTCAACTCATTTACCGTAGTAGTAAGAGTATTACTTAAGTTAGTGAAAGTCTGTTGCAGAGTATTATCTCCTTGTTCACGCAGATTCTTTTCAGCTTCAAGCTTATTCTCCAACTCAGTAAGCTTAGCAGTCATAGTTGCTGCAAAGTTGGGGTCATCACCGAGAGCCTTAGCAATCTCGGCCAAAGTATCAAGTACCTCTGGAGCAGAGCCAATAATCTTTTGGATAGCTGCCTCTACTTGTTCAGCACTCTGGAAATCTGAATCGTTTAATAACTCAGATACCTTAGTGATGTAATTTGCATGTTCTTCGATGCCATCCAACTTGGCATATAGCAAGTCAGTGAAGTCATTTGAAGAAAGTACTTTACCGTCTACCTTATCTACCTTCTTTCCATCCATTGCCTGGTCAGCAGCAATTCGATCTGCTTTTTCCTGAGCAATAGCATTATTAATAAGGGTATCTTGGTTAGCACGTTCTGTAGCTTCCTTATCGATATTATTCTGCAACTCAGTATCACCAGCTAAGCGGTCATTCTTTTCGGTAAGTATATTTTGGTTGATACCCGCCATATCATCTTTATGGTTCTGAAGGTTGGTATCAATCTTTGCCTCAAGTGAAGTCTCTTTGGCAATTGCTCGGTCTTTCTCTGCATTAATAGCAGTAGTATTAGCATTTACCTTTGCTTTTAATTCATTCATAGCATCGGTATTACCTGCCTCTAGAGAATCAATACGAACTCCCAAAGCATTATCACCAGCAATACGGTTTTCCTTTTCTTGTTCAAGCTTAGTATTAAGGCTAGCTACCTCAGATTCCAAAGCCTGCTTAGCATTATCCAATTTAGCCGTAAACTCAGTACTCAAGGCTTTATCGGCTGCAGTACGGTCTGCTGCTTCTTTATCCAAATTTACCTGAAGAACTTGGTCTGCAGCTTTTCTTTCTACACTCTCAGTATTAAGGTCAATATTGAGAGTATCGATACGAGAACTCAAAGCACTATCAGCATTGGTACGGTCAACTATTTCCTCGTTAATCATATCCTTAACTTCCTTGTAGTTATCCCCTACAGTCTTAGTTAAGTTTGTGATTGCCTCTGAATTTCTTTCGATATTATGTTGGTTAGTAGCGATTGCCGTAGTATTGGCATTTACCTGCTCAGTAAGCTCATTACGCAAAGTATTGATAGACTCTTGCATACTCAAAGCCAAGTCTGAGATACGCTGGTTAACGTTAGCCAAACTTTGAGTATATGCTTCATCAGCAGTCTTTCTTTCGGCAATCTCCTTATCCAAGTTAGCCTGAATTACTGCATCGGCATCTTTACGGTCTTGGATTTCCTTATTAAGGTTATCTCTTACAACTCCGAGTGCAGCATCTCCAGTAGCAGACTTATTGTCTACGTATTCTTTCAGTTTAGTTTCAAGAGCTGTATCAGCATCCTTACGAGCTTGAACTTCAGCAGCTACCTCAGCACTGTTTGCCTCATCACCCGCAATTCGGTCTTCGATTTCTTGGTTAACCTGTTCTGTGATTGCAGCCAATTTCTTGGTAATGGTAGCAGCAAAGTTGGGGTCATTTCCAAGGGCATCAGCAATTTCCTTAAGAGTATCAAGTACTTCTGGAGCAGAACCAATAATCTTTTGGATAGCTGCATTTACCTCTTCCTCAGTTTGGAAACCAGAATCGTTGATAAGCTGGGAGAGATGGGTAATATAGTTTGCCTTCTCTTCTATGCCATCAAGTTTAGCTTTGAGTATATCGGTAAAGTCGTTCTTAGTCAAAGAATAACCTTCACGTTTATCTACCTTCTTAGCATCAAGGTCTTTATCACCTTTTTCTCTAGCAGCAGCCTCGGCAGCAATGGCATTAAGTAATTGTTCTTTGTCTTCTACACCCTGCTCTTTTATATCCTCAATTTTATGTTCGAGAACTAAATCCTGAGCAGCACGAGCAGTAGCCTCTGAATCTATATTGTTCTGTAATACTTGGTCTGCAACAGTACGGGCCTGAACTTCTTTATCAATATTACCTTGAAGAGCATTATCTGCATTGGTACGGTCTGTTACCTCTTTAGAGATTTCATCGTGAAGAACTTGGTCCTCAGAATGACGGTCTACCTTCTCTTGGTCAATTTTACCTTGAAGAGCTAAAGTATCTGCCTGGCGATTAGTGATTTCTTCGTTAATCTTAGAATCCAGTACGGTATCTGCATTGGTACGATTTGCAGTTTCTTCGGCAATCTTTGACTCAAGGGATGCCTTATCATTGATATGGAGAGTTTTAAGGTCATTTACACTTTCCTTAATCTCATTATCGGCAGCAATACGTTCATCTTTTTCCTTTTGGATAAGATCCTTGAGTTCCTTCTCAAGTTCACTATTATCTTGATTTACCTTATCTTCAAGGTCTTTGATGTCTTCGGCATTCTTATCTACCTTCTTCTCAACTCTGTCGATTTCAGCTTTTAAGTCTGCCTTAACCGTATCAATCTTCTTATTGATTTGGTCTAACCCATATTCGAGGTTATCCTGAACTGCGGCTACTGCAGCACCCAGAGCAGCTTCGGCTTCCTTAGCACGATTAACCTCTTCGGTTAAAGCAGTACGAAGGTCGGTTAATTTATTAGTGATGGTAGTTGCAAAGTTGGGGTCATTGCCCAATGCTTCTGCCAACTCTTTAAGAGTATCAAGGGCATCATCAGCACCATCAACCAAATCACTAATCATCTGTTTAACTTCTTCCTCGGTTTGATATTTCAAATCATTCTCAAGCTGAGAAACTTTAGTGATGTAATTTGCATGTTCTTCGATGCCATCAAGTTTAGCCTTCAACTCATCGGTAAAATCATTTTTCGATAAGTCGTATCCTTCTTTCTTATCTACCTTATTCTTGATAGAAAGTACGAAGGCCCAGAACTCATTTATGGTTCCTCCAAAGCCAGCTTTAACAAAGTCATCATAGTAACCCTGTAATAATCGCTGGTCAATCTCTTCGCAGGTGTAATATTTACTTACATACATATTTATAAAATTTAAGGATTAATTACTGAACGTTGACGACCCAGTAAGAATTCCGAATCTATATCCCTGAATGGTTCTCCCTCTGAACCACAGAAGGCATTCATTGGTACATCCGGATTTTCTGGATCTACATCTCCACCGTCTTCTATATCCCCCCGTATGCAAGCATAATCGGGAAGCTTATTTACACGGAATTTCATTACCTGGCCTATACCAGGATGAGGTATTATTTTATCCCAGATATCACCGAAGTAATCTTGAAAGCAGGTGACAAATTTGTTTCCGGTCATCGATTGAAATGCCGTTACATCGTTGCCATTACCTTTCATTTCAATATGAACTCCAGATGTACCATTAAGGATAACCAGATTACTATCAAACCAGATTCCACTGGAGGTAGTAATTGGGGTCCACCTCAGTACTAACATCTTTGCCATACACTTAATGTTTTATTCTACAAATTCAATTTTGGTATCTCGGTCTCTCTTTAGGATAACCATGAAAACTAGGGCCTCATCCTTTGCCTGAGCAGTCTGAGTATCTCCAGAAGGCTTATACGTTATACCATTAATTACAAACCTATCTTGTTCCCAATTAAAATCCCAATAACCTTCCGGTGTAAGATAACCGATTTGTTCTATATAAGATTTAGAAATTAGTATTGATAAGTTTTCATCATCCAATTCTCCTGAAATAGTTGCCTTATTGATAGGCCAGTTTCTGAAAGCATTGTAGTAACATAATGCCTCGATTTGGATGTTATAATATTTAGGTATACTGTCTTCGGCATGACTGAGAAGCTGATTAACATGTTTGGCCCAGGTTATGGATTGCCTACCAGCATCCCAATCTAAGAAGTCAGTGATAATTTTCTTGTATCTATCCCAAGAGCGGTTCTTTACCATTCTCCAGGGTTCTTTTGTCATAGCTTAGTTAGAATTGATTTCTTACCACCTTTTACTGGAGCACTTGGGTTGGGTCCATCTAATACTCCAGGTTGCCTTCTGTTAACTACTTTTGGGACTACGGTTCTAAATACTTCATCACAGAATGGTAAGTAGATTTCCAATCGTGAAGCTAACATACAAAGGTTCTTTCTTAATTCATCTATTAATCCACCTGGTTGCATTGCTTGAGAAAGTGTTTTCCATAGGGAACTTGTAGCATCTGCCAAGGTATCATAATATTGCACTTCAGTAGGCCCAGTAGTGATTTGTTTTATCCTATCACCTCGGGCAAGTTCGGGTTTAGAAGTACCATCACCAGTTTGTTCTTTGGTAGAAGTTAATTGACTTAGGTATTCTGAAGTACTTGTTAATAGATTAAGTATCTTCACATTGAGAAAGTCCCATGCTGCCAATTCCATTATTAATTGGTTTTCTAGTGCTTCATACCATAATTCATCAGTATACTTATCTGGTGGTATAACATGATTTACTAGTGGGAAGATATATAATTGCCATTTAGTGATGTATGCAGTTTTATCTTCTATGGTCATACTCTCATGCAATTCTTTGGGAATATACCTATCTATTAAATTGTAGATGGTATCCTGAAGAGTAGTATGCCCATAATTACATACAACTACAGTTCGAGTACAAGTCAAATCTAATCCATCAGAATTAGTGACATGTAAGGTTACATCATAAAATCCAGACTTCTCATAAGAGTAAGATTGATGTCTTCCACCATTGAAAACCTCTCCCTTATCATCGCCAAAGTCCCAGTCAAAAATGGATTTGGCCGGGACTTTGGATATGACTCTGAATGAAACTTCCAGACCTGACGTAACGTACAAAAAGTCCAGATTGTTATTCATATTAGTCTGTCTTATGTAATTTTCATATATTACCCTTTAGAAGAGGATTCGAATTCTTCCAGCAAAGCCTGAATAAGTGTTTCTACTGTATCATCTTTCTCGGCAACTATTTCATGAAGACCTGCTACCAGTTTCAGTTCTTCCAGGGAATAGCCCTTTGTAAGTTTTTCAAGAGTCATGCCTTTCTTGAACTGAGCATTCAGTCTCTTATCCAACTTTTCGATGTCGGCCTCTGAATACTTTTCGATTTCTGATTTATCAGCAATGATAATCAGATGGCCAGAGGCAATTGCCTTCTGAATCTTTGGTGCACGGAATTGACGACGAGAGAGTTCCTTGTCTTCTCCTCTACAAACGGTAATACCAGTTGATTGGTCATGAAAACTGTAAGCTCTTGGTCCCACAGTTACTGTATATTTATCTTTAGCCATATTTCCTAAGATTTAAAAATGATTAATGATTAAAGAGAGGATAGGTCTTTTTAGTTACCTACCCTCTCAGGGAATTTATATAGATGAAACCGGACGTCCCTTATTATTCTAGGTTAACCATCAAATATGGGTCTACGTTCATGAACTCGGGGAAGCCGAATTCTGAGAACTTCTTGTCGGCAGCCAGCAACAGAGTTGCATCCTGGTACATCTTAGAGAAGCCAGTAGTCAAGCTTGCATAGATTGCCTGAGTCTGGTTAGAAACGATTCTTTCAGATTCAAGCATCAACTGACGAGCAGTAAGCTTAATCAAGGCAGCAGATGTATCAATCAACAGCAACTGTTGGTCGGGTGTACCCGGGTGAATGTAGAAGTCAGCATTCTTGGGAACAGGAGACTTAACATTCAGGGTAGCTTCTGTAGTACCAGAGTGACGATCCTTGAATTCCGGCAAGTTCAGCATTTCGATTGCCTGGTCTTCACCACCAATCATAGTTTGGAAGTTACGTCCCATACGAGCAGCACGTACCCAAATATGCAGAAGGTCTTTGTAAGTGATACCGTTAGTTGTTTCGTATACACCGATTACCGGGGCAGACTCAGAGCCATCAGGGTTGTTACCATTGATAGCAACGTCCATAGCCAGAGTATCCAGAGCATAACCCAACTGAACACCAAAATCACGAAGGTAGATTCCCAAGACATCGAGTGAAACATAGTTACGAACTTCATCAGTAAGTTTGAAACCTTTTCCGATTTTGAAGAGGCTAACTGATTTCTGTCCGAAGCTAACATCACCCAATGGGATAGTTTCTGCCTCATTAACCTTTGCAGGGGCAGCATCCGACATGTTAACCATCGGCATGATTGCTTGTAAACCATTGATTGGTTGGTCAGATGCAATGATATTTGGATAGAACGGAGCCTGGCGCATACCCAATGTGATAGCAGCACGGATGATTTCCGGAACAATCCAACGAACATTCTGTTGAGGCATTGTAAAGATGTTCTGCATCGTGTCCACTTTTGGATTGATGCCCATCTTTTCAAAAAGTTCATCTTCTGAAATACCCCATTTACCGGTAACCAATTCTCCAAAAGTTACCTCTACAGGCTTCTTGTCCTGTGAACCGGAACGAACAGCTTCCAAGCTTCTTACCATTTCCGGCAGCTCATTCATAAAATCTTGAGCCTTCAACTTTGTAATATCTATTTTATTTTCCATAACTTCTTTTCTCTTATTTGATGAGTACTTGAATTACCTCATTTGCCTCTTCTGCAGGATTAAGGGCAATGAACTGGGATAAAGTTGCTTGGTTAGCTTTTACGAATCTATCGTTAAGCAATGTTCCATCGGGAGTTACATAGCCGGCGTCGATATTTCCGTTTGATACCCAGTTACAAATCATGTAACCTTCCATAGCTACTGTTACCTCTACCGGGAAATTTCTTTGAGGTTGATAAGCAGGGTTAACGTTATCCGTTACTGCTACACCCAAATAAACTTGAGTAGCTACATCAGTGCAAGGGTAAATCAAACCTTCTTCATTCAAAGCTACTGGCATACCCTGTACGATTTTCTCTCCAGCTTTAACATTGAAAGCCTGGTGCAATTTGTGTGACTCACTTTTGTAAATCACCGCTCTCGGGGTTCTTTCCCCAAAGAGAGTAAGTTGCTGAGGGTCGTTTACGATTTTAGTTTTTTCCATAACGCGGATTATTTATATTAGTTATTTGATTTTGTTTCGATACAAGTTATCGATTACATTCTTAGTACTCGGAGATTCTGAATTCCGTTGGGTATCAGTACCCTGGGTTCCAGTTTTACCCTCGGTATCATCCTCAGCAATTGAGGAAGCACGGTTGACGTCCTTAGAACCACATTTTGAGCAAGTGAGAGGGAACTTCTCTTCCAAGCGAGCTTGGTAATCCTTTGTCAAGGAAACAAGAGTAGTAATACCAGTAGTCTCGGCATTGAGCATCGTAACGATTGTCTCATCTACCTTATCACCCATCAACTTCTTGTAAGTTTCTACGGCATTTTCACGGAGAGAAGCAATGTGATTCTTTCCTACAGTTGCCATTTCCTTCAAGTTAGCTACTTCAGCATTCAAGTTGGTAATCTGTTCCGTAAGAGAAGTTTTCTCTGTAGTAAGATTATCTACCGAAGTTTGCAATTCGTTTCTGGATGATACCAAAGTCTGAATGCAGGCAATTACATTTTCCTGATTCATCTCTTTACCTTCTTCCAGGGTAAGCATGTTATCCCCAAAAAGGCTTTCAAGAAATTTTTGTAATTCGTTCATGTTATCTTTATTTGAATGATTATCATTGGCATCATTATCATTAAAAAAACCCTGAGTATCGTTCTTTTCTTGATATGATGTTAAATCTGATTTATAATCAGTAAAGAAGTATTGCTTCGATTTATCATCTCTATACTCTTCATAGGATGCCCAAGTTCTTTTGGCAAAGGTTGGGTTAATGATTTTACCATCCGAGCCAATTTTCTGGGCAAATGAATCAGCACCATGTGAAACTAGTGAGGTCTCAAGGTAACGAACAATTTCAGTAACCATTCTACGTACCATAACTCCCTTAGAGTCATAAGTACCCAGTTTCTGATAAAATTCGTTATCTTCCATTTGGGGATGGGATTTATCCCACTTAAATTGTACAGTAACTGAATTACTATGAATTGAAGGTGGCTCCATAAGGATGCCTCTAGCAATTCTTGGGTTTGCCTTACCATCGATTTTCAGAATACCGTTGATACCAGCGGGTATAGTAAAGCTACCGTCTTTATAGGATTCCTGCCACATTACTTGTGATACAGCACCAATAGCATTACCAATGTTGGTTTCATGGTCACAGTTTACTGTTTGACCAAGCAACATCTTCATAGAAGCCTTTAGTACTCCGTTCTGTCCAAAGTCTGTCGGGTTCCAATTCTTAGATACAATCGTTTCTGAAAGTAATCTGAACATTGGTTCGATAAACTCTTCGTCCTTAGGAGTTAGTTCCGATTTGTCTAGGTTGGGATAGTAAGTATTATAATCTATATCCCCTCCCCAAAACCCAAATTGAGCAATGGAATCCGGTGTAGGATTTTTCCATTTATAATAATTCTCTGAGAAAGCCTTGGCTCCCACTGCTTCTGGGATATACCCAGCCATAATGGTATGGCCTTGACCTATCACCATAGAATCAAGATGCTCTTTGTTTTTCTTTGTAAATTTACTCATCTTGCTTTAGTATTTTGGTCTCCTCGAGAAGGAGCCGGGTTATTCTTATCTCTTGACCTACGAGCAGATTGGTTTTTATCATCTTGCCTTTGTTTCTTCTTAGTTCCTTCTTGTGGGTCTATATTACCTCCCTTAGCAAATTGGTCCTCAAGTGAAACTCTTGGTTCTTTCTCATCAGGAGAATCATAACCCATTGCCCAAGCATATTGCTCTTGACTAATGATACCAGCCTTATACAATAAGTCAAGGTTCTGTATCTTATACTGAAGACCTTGTTGGATTTTAACTTCATCAGAAACTGTAGAAGTTCCCCAATCAATCTTCATCCCCTTATTATTAAAGCCTGCCAGACGCAGTTCTAGAGAATAAAGTCGGTCTAATACATAAGCTACAAGCATTTGGATATTTTTTAACTGGCTAATCATCTTAGACAGCATTATACCAGTTGCACCTTCACCAGTAGTAGATGATACCCCAATGATAGAGCCATTAACTCCCAACCCATTTGCTACAGATTGTTGGTTCATATTCCAAGGCTTCTCGATATTACCGAGCTCCTTAGTAGTAGAATTTAGTTTGAATTCATGGTCATCTATGTAACCAGCAACTACCCCATCCTTCATACCCTCTTTAACATTACGTTTAAGGATATTGAGTTCATGGTATAATCTGGATTCATAAGATTTGGTACTCTCATTTGGCTTTTGTGGAGATTTCTGCATCTTAGCTTCTAAGAAACCAACCATACCACAAATCTCCATGATATGTTTGAAGTTAATCTTCATATCATTTTGTCCTTTGAGAGAATCCAATGCAGGCATAAATGGAGGAACTCCATAAGGTTCATCGGTATCATTGAACATACCAACATAGAAATAGGTTTCTGGGTTAAGCTTAATGTAATCTTGTTGCTTAACAAAGAAATTTATATTCTTTTGGTAAGGAGCATACACCCCATTTAATTCACGTTTAAACTTGATATGCTCTGGCTTAAGGAATAATACAGTAGCCAAACCATCAAGCTTGTCATTTGGTACGCCTTCTACAGATATTGCCCCACTTACAAGAAGTTGAACAATCATTTTGTTAACTAAACCATCTATACCAGCAGTATATCTGGTCCATCCCTTGGTGGCTTTCTTAAGATGTTCTCTCATCTTTGAAGCCTCTTCATCGGTATTATTAGGGAAAGTTACTGTATGACTGGTGTTAGCTAACTTAAACATATCTTGCAATGCGATGCCCATATCAGGATTTACTTTATATAAATCCCGAATTAAAGGTATCACATCAACACGAAAAGAGGGTTCAACTAATTTAGTCAACCCTTGTAATGATGTAATTAAGTTATCGCTATCATCGTCAACTGAAACCCTACCAGGCGAAATCGATGTGGCAGGCTTCTCCTCTTTATTAGAGGATGTACCATTCTTGGGAGGGTCCTTCTTACGTCCCCAACCCCAACTAAAATTGAAGTACTTTTTCATCTTGGTTGTACGATTACGTTAGTTTTTCCTTTCCTTATGTGATTACATATTGCTTTTCCAAAGATATCATCATCGGCATATACGTCTCCTTCAAGGTCTACATCTACAGCTGAATTGTTAGCCCTATGTTTACCCATTGCAACAGGTCTACCTAAACCATCATAAATGAAGGTATAAGCTTCTTGTACAAAGAATGGGTCCTTAATGATTACGTGATCTAATCGAATATCTTCTTCCAAGTTCTCTATTATCACTGAACGATTCTTTTGGGTGGTTAACCAACCAGGGGATTTATCCATTTCAGGTCTACTTTTACCTTTTTTCTTTAGCATCTTCTGGTAGTAGTAAAGGTTAGGGTAGCCTTCATCTTGAAGCTTAGAAGTTACTGATAAACCAACGTCATTGGATTCTGGAGCTATTACTGCCCAGTTAAACAACTTACCAGTATCACCAAGTAACTTAGCATAAGCTCCCACTGCCATTCTTCCCTTATATACTACTTGTTCTTCTCCTAGCTTATCCATACAAGTAAATGAAGAGTAGTCAGAAGCTCTACCAGTTGAAACGTCTGCACCAATGAAATATTCTTTATCTGATTCGGGTTCACAGAATTGTCGGTATTGACCATTAAATCTCTTCTTAATAACTGGGTAATCACTAAGGCAGTCTTCGATAGCTTTAATATCGGCTAAGTCGAAGACTGTATTACCAGATGATAAGAAGTCACCATCAATTTCTTGTGCAGTTCGTTTTGCTCCCAAAGCAGAAGACATTTGGTTATACCAATTGATATCTCGTTCTGGGTGCATTTGCCAGTATAATCGAATTGGGTTAAAAGGATTACCTCCTGCAATGGCATCTACCCAAGTTGAGTGATAGAAATTACCAACTCCATAGGGAGTGGAATTGACGATGGCAGCTCCACCAGTGGAAAGAGTAGGAAAAGCAGCAGCCCAAATTTGAGCAGCCCATCTTACTACTGCTGCCTCGTCAATTACCAGAAGAGAAAGGGATTCCGAACGACCGGCTTCGGATGATGTCGGAATTGATTCAATAAATGACCCATTATCAAATTCTATCATGGAAGCAGAGCCATATTCACCAGCTCTACCATTGATTATGGGAGTTTGAAGGTACCATGGAAGATTCTTGTACATGAACTTAATCTTCTTAAGCACCTTCTTAGCAGTTGTGTCTTTGATAGAGATAATGTTTATCTTTTTGTTGGGATGGTACATCGCCAACCAAAGACAGTACATTGAAATAAGTTCTGTAATTCCTGCCTGACGGAATTTGAGAATGATATTGAATCGTTGGGCAATGAAATTGTAGAGAACTGATTTCTGAAATGGGTATAAATCAAATCTTACCTTTCCTCTTACTGGATGTATCACATAGCAAAAAAGGCTAAAAAAGAAAACATCACTAGAAACTCGGGATAAGTTTGATAGCTCCTCCCGAGTTAATGTAGTTCTAGTTTCTGAGATAGTCTTTGCCATTACTTAAAAGTTATACGTTATTTGAAATTCGATGTCAGTACCCATCCCTGATTTTATCTTCGGGTAGTAAAAGGTATTGACTCCGAATTTGTAATTAAATCTCTTAGTCTTGATTGAAAGACCAGCTCCCATATCGAAGAGATTATTGAAAGGTCTGTATTTGCCATAAACGTATGGACTAAGTGATAACCTTGCAACTTTCTTTCGAGTTAATTGACCTTCATACCAGTTGTAGTTGTACTTATCTAAGTCGATTGGGAATAGTCTAGTTGAATAAGTGTTAGTCTCCTTATTGAACAGACTTAAGTTCAACTTATCTTTCTTCAAAACAATTTGAACCAGGGAATCTTGGTTACTGATAACTGGCTGCCTTAGCATGGAATCAGGAAAGAGAGAATCAGGAAAGAGAGTTGGCTGCTTATTATCATGAACTAAGATTTTACCTGGTTCAACTTTTTCTGAGTACTTCTTCTCTGGTTTGAAGGGTTTCTCTGTGTATACTGTATCTGGGATTTCATTGACCGCTAGTTCCAGGGAATTAACTTCTCGAGAAAGTTTGTAATTCCTGAAGCAAAGGTAAATAGTAAATCCTAGAAGTACAATAAACAAGGCATTCTTTAAATTCTTCATGGTAATTTCGCTTTTAGTGAAACTCTGGTACTCACTCGTTTCCTTGTTTTCCCTTAACAATCCCTTTCTTACCTTCAGAGTTGATTTATAGGATTATAGCTTTCTTTACCAGAAAGCACTTTCCTAAAAAAGAAAAACTTAATAAAAAGAAAAAAGGGTTTTCAAAACAGCTCAATTTAGCTCAGTTTTGATGAGTCAATTTTCTTGAGGCAACGTTTGAACCATAATCCTACTTCATAAACCGAGCCCTTGGCAATTGTGTATCTTGCCTTGTTAAGCCAATAATGGTGATCCTTAAAATCCTTTTCAGAGGTACCCTGGTTTTCATGAAGGTAAATTCTGAATTTCTTTGGGAATCCCATGATTGCCTTGAAATCCTCAATCCCCAAAGGATACCCATCAGGTCTGAATTGCCTATCTGCAGGTCTAAGAGTTAAGGGAGGTTTATCATACTCTAATCTGTATACTCCCGGGAGAGTACTCATCTTTGCCGTTTTGATAGGCCATTTCTTTTCATCTTTGAAATCTCTAACCCAAAGTCGATGTATCTTTGCAACAGTGAGATTTTTCTTCTCAGGAAGCTTTCGATAATCATACATTGCCAGAGTTTTACTCATAAACGGAATTTGGTTAGTATTATTTTTCTGAGAGAATGTGAGTGGTTTAAGTAGATTTCTAGTAGTTGTTGGATTTTTTACTTGAAATACTTCATTAAAAGCATCCAAGTATTTCTTACCAGTCTTTTTATGTACTCCAATGATGAGTAATCGCTTCCTTGACTCCTGGGAGTTTCCGTAATCTAAAACTGACCTTTCGTGAAAAACTAATTTATAGTCTTTGAATGTTTCCTCAAAGAAATCCTTGGGAAGCAGTGTTAGCAGTCTTGGTAGATTTTCTATAAGAAATATCTTAGGTTTATACTTGAGTATTGATGCAATTACTAGATTAAGACTACGGTTATCTTTTGGATTGCCTAATTCTTTTACTTTAGATAACCTCATTACTGAGGCTGCTCCACAATCGGGGCTTGATATAATTATGTCTACTTTCTCATCGAATTCTTGTAAACAAAAGCCCTTATAGAACGGTATATCTCCAAAGTTTAATTCCCATTGTTCTTCGCCCGGAGTGTGGAATACTCCCCTTATCTCTATGTTCCCTAACAAATTTTTCTTAAAAGGGAACAGGAGTGCACCCTGTCCAGCGCACACTCCCAATACCCTTAGTTTTTTCATTTCTTGTAGCTTCTCAATTTAATGTACTTAATCCAAGCAAATGGCTTACGGTCTTCCAGATAGCTCAGATTCTTATCATTATTGTGGGCTTCTTCTTCGAAACTTACATCATGATACCTTTCATTCTGTTTATCCCACTTGGCAAAGCACCTGATGATTATGTATTCGATAATATACCAGAGATAGAAGAATCCAAAAACCAGGGCCACTACCCACCAGAAGGATATATCAAAGGATAACCAGAGTATGATACCAAGTATCAAACCGACTATACTACACTCAATCTGTTGTACCTGATGGATTCTCTCATGGTTGATATCATCCGGTTTACACTCCTCTACTCTATGCTTGAAAAAAGAGTTGTACAACATAGTTATTGCCTTGTAACTGGGGAAAAGGAATACCTTTGCTACCCAGCTGTTAAAATGACATCTTTTCATAACTTATCTTTGAAATTTTCGTAAGCATTTCTTAACTTTTGGTCATAGGCATTCTGGGCATACCCAGGACCATTATACTTTCTGGCAAAGCCAGCCCAGTCTTTTGCTTTGAGTTCTTTCAAACAACCAGAGTTATTCATGAAATAATACATGAGTTCCAATTGTTTCTCATGAGATTCAGACATCTTGTGAACAAATTCGAAGACATCTTTACATCCACAAAGGCGGTGATTGAAGCCCATAATTTGGAACATACCCCAACTGGCAGACTTCAATGCACATTCCTCATCAATTTCTTTGGCTAATTCGAGTCTCTTATACTCGTGTACACCTCCCAAATACTTCGATTTATCCCATTTAGGGAAGAAAATCGTAGAATATCTCTTACAAAGGTAAGCTAAATCTCTGTCAGGGAATTTCTTATGTACTTCTTTGTACATAATGTGACCCTCAAAGAGAATTTGAGGCCTACCGTCAGCTAAAAACCCGTCTCTACCGGCAGCTTCCACCAATTGGACAGCTTTCAATAGGGCAGGTTCTAAACCTAAGCGAATAGCAAGGTCTTTAATCATTTCATTTGTTAGTTTATCCATAACTTATCAGTTTTAATGGTTCAATTTTAGTAACAAAAGTATTGCTTATAGCCCATTTTCAATATGTTTCGAGGTTCTATTATCATATATAACTTATAAAATAATGCAATATGGACAAGAAAAATGAGTGCCAGATATGTGGCAAGCCCATTAATTTAGAGGAATTTGATGAAACTCGGGAAATCCCTCAACTTATGGCAAGAAAACAAATTTGTTTTCAATGTGCTTTTTGGTCTAATCGATTAGCTTATGATAAAGAGCTTGAGAAAGAGGGTAAAATTGCGGTAATTACTCCAGATTATTCTCACTGGGTAACTAAAATTCCCGGAAATATTTTAATGGTGCCCTCGGCTTTTGGTGGTATTTACCAAACTAAACTCCAACCAGTAAACACTCTGGGAGTTATTGATGAAGATCGAGAGAAGCTTTTCATTATCCGTTATAATAACATCGCTCACCAGGGCACTATACCAGAACATCTAAGAAAGCTTTTTAAAGTAAACGGAGTAATTCTATCTCCACAGGAATACAAAATGCTAGAAGATTACCGAGGCAATGCCTATGAATTTATTAAAAATATGATTGATAATGCAATAAATAAGAAATAATTTCGTATATTTGCATAAAGAAAAATTCTTAATAAATAAAGATATGAAAAAAGAAAAGAAAGAAATCAAAAAGCTTAAAGAGGGGGATGAGGTTCTCTTCACCTTATCTGGAAGACCCATCATTGAGAAAGTTACAGTGGAATCTATTGATAAAAAAGGTGGATTCGCAATGCTCAGTAACCGAGTAAAAGTTGCAAGAACCTTGGGTCCTGATGATACATACCCAAGATTGGATGGGCAAAAGGGAGAAGTTCGTCCGCTTACCGAAGAAAATGAAAGAGTATTCCTTGCATATAAGGCCTATTTCTCAATTAAGAGAAACATAGAATTACTTGATAAGGAGATGAGAAGTATGAAAGATACAGATGCTTTCGATATGATGATTGAATTTGATAAGAAGCTTACCAAGATTATTAACAAATACTTCAAAGAACAATGATGACTACGGTATTAGCGATAATTTACTTGGTATGTTTGCCATTCACGGTATTTTTTGTAAGGGCTTGCTTGGATTATTTACCCTATACTCACAAAATACACTCTCTTATTCTATTCATATCGGTATGGATAGTATTACCTCTATTCCCGATTTACTTATTAATCAAATACCTAAAATATAGATTACTATGAGATACTTTTTTGACAGAGATGGTAATTATGCTGGGTCATCAATGCAAGGGTGGGAGATTCTTCTCCTACTCTTGTTCCCAGTTGCTCTAATAATCTTCCTCGTATTCTTACCTTTCTATGTATTTCATAAATACAGTTCTAGAGAAGAGGATAAAAAATACGAGGAAGAACATCCAGAAATACTAAAAGTAGATTCTTATATTACTTGCTGGTATCCCTGGCATAGGTATTCTGTTGCATATACACTGGCTCTTATATTCTGGGTAATTGCTTTTATAATTGGGATATTATCTTAATACGGGTATTAAGTTGGAGCTACCCAATAAAAATTCAAATCTAATGGATATTTTTTAGTGGGGTTAAACCTACTGGAGAGTATAGGAGTATCACTGCTAGTAGGGGGAGTTGAAACTTTTGTAAGAGTATAGGAACCCAATCCAGTTGTTTTTGTTGTAAAGTATGAATTATCTGGTAAATTGTAGTTAGGACTAAAAGCATTACCATTCTTATCGAGGCAGGACCAAGATAGCATGTCGGAATTTCCCGGGTACAGGTTAGCAATATAGACATTAATAGCATATCTATTTTGATTTACTATCCAATTCTTATATAGGGTACCATTCTCAGACATAAATCCACTTTCGCCACTAATATTGGTAGTAACCTTAAAAAAAGCACTCGTGTCTACTCCTATAGGATTAAAACGTATTTCCCAATATTCTTTTTCTTCGGGAGTAGTAAGGTGTAGATTTATTTTATTACCAGATTCATTTTGTGTAAGTATACAAAGCCCAGAAGTACCGTCATCTCGTGCAGTAATCTGAATACTATTGTTACTCTTGTCTTCCTCCAGAAGATAATCCGGGGTATTGATGCTAGCAGAATAACCAACTTCAATAACCCCGGACAATTTGCCATTTACATACTTACTCTTTTGAGATTGTATTGTCCATCTCTCAGAGTTTCCCTGTCTTATTTCTGCATATACATCTTTGGTAGATCTCTCCCCCCTAATTTAAGAACTTTATTTTCCATAATGTATAATGTTTTTAGATTGATACTGTTTCTCCTGCACTTGGTACTATAAATGACCCCTCTAATGTCCAGGTACCACCTGATTTAGTATATACAGCTACTTTATCTCCAGTAGTACATTCTATTCGAGAACCAGGTTCTGAGTCATTGGCAGAGAATGGAATCCTCATAGTCATAGTACCAGTTGCTGAGAGACCCTGTATATACATCTGATCTGAATGTGATGTATTCTGTGGCTTAGCTCCCTTGCCAAAGAGATAGTAGCCTGTACCTGTGGGCAATCCAGAGAGAGTGAATGTTAAATACTGTGGATTCTGAGTTACTGGTATACTAAGGTTAGCATCCCCACAGGTTAAGAAGATATACCCTGAACGGTTAGCTCCAGTTTGATTACTCGATAAAGCGGTCAGGGATAACCTG